ATCGAACCGGGCGACTTCAGCAAAGAGGCAATGGAAAAGATTGCCAAGGACATTGCGAAGGAAGTTGATTACCACGTCAACACTGCCGACAAGTCGGCCATTGGCTGGTACGACGCAGCCTTGAAGAAAGCCATGACGGCTTATGAGGGCGTTTTCCCAGAACTGAAAAACGACGATAAAAAGCGCATGCTTTTTCATGCGATCCTTGGCATCACGTCTCAGGGCAATGACGTTCATTCTAATTCGGTCCACACCGCGCGCCTCTACAACCTGCTGCGCAACGATGAAATGTCGATGCCCGAAGGCGTGGAAAAGCTGAAGGGCACTTTTGGCGACAAGACGCGCGCAATCGAACAGAACCTGCTTAAGTTCCACCATCTTATTGACGCCAACGGTCACGACGATATGCGCGACCTTTTTGGCCAGAAAAAGACCGTTTCGGAGTGGAACAAGATCCTAAGGGACCGCCCTGAATTGCATGGGCCTGATGGAACCCCCTTAAGCATGCAGGGTGGTGCCAACCAAAAAGTAACGGGTTGGACCGTTTTTGGTCCTAAAATTGGCTCTTTCATCAATAACTTGAGCGGGGATTACTCCACGCTGACAGCGGATCTTTGGTTTAGCCGTACTTGGAACAGGCTTCTGGGGCACAACTTCATTCACACGCCGCTGACCGAAGCAAAGCAGTATCAGGACTTCCGCGATGCGCTTGTAGCTGAGCATGCTCACCACAACCCGGATCAGGCGCTGGATGAGGCTGCGGCAGGCAAGACGTCAAACGGTCAGGTTACCATGAGAAACGGCGTCCCGGCTCCTTGGGAGCATGGGAAGGACGTTGCGGGAATGAACCGCGACGACGTTGACTCTTTGATCAACGACCCTGACAAGATGCTGGAAACGGCTAAAACGCTGGCTGAAAAGTACCGCAAAGGTGGCTACAAGGACAAAAGCGACCTTCGCCGCCGTGCCAAAAATTGGATAGAGAACCGCGAACTCCCCGTGGCCGCACCCCGTGGCAATAGTGAGCGGGACTTTCAGCAAAATACGGTCGAAAGATCCCAGCGTATCCTAAAAAACCAGTACGGCAAGAACATCTCCGTTGCCGACATTCAGGCAGCCCTATGGTTCCTTGAAAAGGATCTTTTTGGCAAAATGGGTGTGGCGTCTGAAAAGGCAGCGCCAGCAGACTATGCGGACGCCGCTCACAACACGATCAATCTGATCAACAATGGCGCGCTTTACAACGTCAAATCGCGCCCTGCTCAGACAATGCAAATTGCAAAGGCTTATGGTGGCAGCATCAAGAGGGCGCTGGCTGTTGCATCAATGCCGCAGGGTAGTAAGATCCGCAGCGCCTTGATGATTGCTAAGGGCCTTAAAAACAGCTAGTGTAAGTTTTGCCACACTTTTGTGGGATTTTATTCGCCGGTAACTCGGTAAGACAGGAGACTGTAATGTCAGAGATGTCACGCACCGCACGTCGTGCAATGCGCGCCAAGATCCACCGCCTGACCAACTCTGATTCAGGCAAGGTTGACGCTTCTGACTACGGTCCTGAGCAGGTTCTTAATTCCGAAGTTAAGACAGGCATGCGCCCGATCTCGCGCCGCGCCTACAAGAAGGGCGGTAAGGTTGTCGCCTCTTCGGGCGCTGACGCCCCTCAGAACGCAGGCAAGAAGCCGCGTTCAGGCAATAAGCATCTGACTGTTGACGCCCTTGTTAACCGCAACCTGAAGGATGCGAACGAAGACCGTGAAGGCAAGAAGCACATTGGCGGCCTGAAAACGGGCGGTCGCGCTAAGGCTTTTGAAGGCTCCGCTAAGGACGAGATGCAGGACAAGAAGCTTGCCAAGAAGTACGGCATGTCGATGGAGTCGTGGGAAAAGTCCAAAATGGACGATAAACACGACAGCCAGCATTCCATGAAGGGCCTGAAAAAGGGCGGTCGCGCTCACAAGAATGTGGGCGGCGTCTTGAAGGATGTTGGTAATTTTGCTCTTCGCGGTGGCGCTCTTGGCGCTGCCGTGGGCAACAAGTCCCCGCTTGGGTTCCTTGGTCCCGGTGCCATGCTGGCAGCAAATCTTTTTGGCAAAAAGAAGGACGGAGCCGCACGACCAGATGAATCCGGTCCCGAAGTTGCAGGCAAAAAGAGCGGCGGCGGTTTGTATGCCAACATCAACGCCAAGCAAGAGCGGATCGCAAATGGCTCAAAGGAGCGCATGCGCAAGGTTGGCAGCAAGGGCGCGCCAACCGCAGAGGCGTTCAAGCAGTCTGCGCGCACAGCCAAGGCCCACGGCGGTTTGACGTCGATGGACGGCGAGATGCAGACGCAGGAAAAGGTTGGCGGTCGCGTTGCTAGGGCTTACGGCGGCAACCTTTCCGGCCTTGAAATGAAAAAGGGCGGTCGCGCCAAGCGCGCCGCTGGTGGCTATGATCAAATGCCAACCCCCGCCGAAAGCGTACAAAGTGCCAACGATATAGCGGCTCAGGAAGCCCGCGAAATGGAACTTATGGACATGATGGCCAGACGCGGGAATGCACCGCCAAAGCCCATGCCTAAGCCCATGCCGCCTTCCGGCAGGCGCATGCCGCCTCCCGGCAGGCCCATGCCGCCTCCTACATACCAGATGCCGGAACGGCTCCCCAGTGGCGACTATAAGAAGGGTGGCCGCGCTGCCCGCAAGTCTGGTGGTCGCACTAAGGGCAAGACCAACATCAACATTGTAATTGCAACCGGCAAGGGCCAGCAGGGCGACCAACAGGGCGGACAGCCTGATATGACGCCCATGCCAAATCCGCAGGGCGTTCCGGTCCAAATGCCGCCGCCTCCGCCTCAGGCAGGCGCTCCCATGCCAATGCCAATGCCAGTGCCCATGCCAATGCCCATGCCGCCTTCTGGTGGTCAGGGCCCCATGCCAATGCCGCGCAAGGCTGGTGGCCGTACTTACCGGTCTTACAAGGACATGGATGCCGGCGCTGGCAGTGGTCCGGGTCGCTTGGAAAAGACGGATATCCAGAAGCATAAAAAATAATCAGTTTGGGCGGCGTTAATGGAAGGACGCCGCCCAATATTTTATCATATGGAAGCTATTGATGAATTATAACAATCTGTTCGAAGAAGAGCTTCGCAAGCTTGTTGAGGCGCGTATCGCCACCCTGACGGAAAACGTTACAAACGCACACGCCGTCGTTGATTATTCCGATTACAAGTACCAAGTGGGTAGGATCGCAGGCCTGCGTGAATTTCAAGACTTGCGTGAAGAAACTAATAAAATCATTTCTGAACGATAAACAATGGAGAAAATTAGATGCCACACATGATTATGTCACACGAAGAAGACCCCAAAGACGTCATTCTTAGGGAATTGGGCGATATTGAAAAGCTTAAGGTGTTTCACAATGAGGTAATCGTCGCCGTTTACCTGCGCCCAGAAAAGACTAAGAGCGGAATCTTCCTGACAGACAGCCACCGAGACGAAGACCGTCACCAGAGCAAGGTTGGCCTTGTGATCAAGATGGGCCCTGAAGCTTTCAACGATCCAAACGGAAACTGGTTCCGGGATATGGATGTGAAACTGTACGACTGGGTTGTTTATCGCCCCTCTGACGGCTGGACGATTACAATTAACAACGTTCTTTGCCGCGCGCTGAAGGACACAAACGTCCGGGGCAGCGTCCCGCAGCCCGATATGGTCTGGTAAGGAGGTAAAAATGTCGATTGAAGATAACGCAGAAGATCGGTTGGAGTTGGATCTGGGGGACATCCCCAAGCCGGCGGAAGACATTATTGTTGAAAAATCAGAGGAGAAATCCTCTGTTGCTGACTCTGTTGATGACACTCTTGACGCTCTCAAAAAGCAGTTGGATGAGGAGCGCAAGGGCCGTCAGGAGGCTATGCGCCGCGCAAACGAAGCTGAGCAGTCTGCTTATGCCGCGCATGGTGAGGTGCAGGATACAAGCCTGCATCTGGTTTCAAACGCCATCGACACTGTCCGCCAGAACAACAATATTTTGAAGTCCAACTACAGTGAAGCAATGTCGCTTAACGATTATGACAGGGCTGCGGACATTCAGGCCGAGATGTCGGCAAACGCTGCAAGGCTTCTTCAGCTTGAGCAAGGCAAGCAGGCGTTAGAAAATCAGCCTCGTCAGCCACCCCCAAGACCTTATCAAGCCGACCCTGTCGAAGCTTTGGCAAGCCAACTTTCGCCGCGTTCCGCAGAATGGGTGCGCCGCAATCCGCAGTACGCAACCGAACCGCGCCTGTATCAAAAAATGATTGCAGCGCACAATCTTGCAATGGCTGACGATATTCCTGCGGACTCTGACGATTATTTTAACGCAATTGAAGACACGCTTCGCATGCGCCGTCAGGACAACAGTCGGGATTACGATGCCATGGCTGATGCGGCAAAGCCAACGCAGCGCCGTTCAGCACCGCCAGCAGCGCCCGTCTCCCGCAGTGGTGGTGGCGGTGGGAGCAAGCCAGACCGTGTGACGCTCAGCCCGGCAGAGCGCGAAATAGCTAGCATGATGGGCATGACGCTTGATGAGTATGGACGTAATAAGCTTGTTCTTCAGAAAGAGGGCAAGCTGAATTAATTTAAGGAGTATTGTTATGGAAGCAATTGCACCAAAAAAGCGTGGACGCCCACCTAAGGTCAAAGAAGCCCTTCAGCGGGCTGAACAGGCCGCCGCAGAAGCTGTGAGCATGCAGGATCTGGAAGAAGCTTATCAGCCGCTTCCTACCGCGCAGGTGGCAACGCATACGGATTTTGTACCGACAATTCGTGAAGATATTCGGGCCCCAATGCGTGAAGAAGATCCCCGCACCCGCGCTGCGCGTCGTGCCGCTGAACTTCGTGACCACCTTGGTGACATGGATGAAGGCACTGATGATTTTTATATCAACAAGGCCGACATTCCGCAGGGTTGGGAATATGAATGGAAGCGCAAGCTTCTGCTGGGCGCTGAAGATCCTGCGTATCAGGTCGCTTTGGCCCGCGCAGGCTGGGAGGCTGTCCCGACGTCGCGTCACCCGTCCTATATGCCCAATCAAGGGAATTACCCCGTTATTGAGCGTAAGGGTATGATCTTAATGGAGCGCCCAGCGGAGATTTCCGACGAAGCCCGTGCCATTGAATTGCGGAAGGCGCGCAATCAGGTCAGGCAGAAGGAAGCTCAATTGAATTCCGCAGAGGGCGGTCAGTTTGAACGCGCAAATAAGGACCAGTCTCTGGTCAAGGTTCGAAAGTCATACGACTCAATTCCAATTCCCCAGTAAGGAATTCGGGTAAGGGAGGCGGCGAAAGCCGCCTTTTTTATTGCGGTATTGACAAGGTTGTAAAAATATAAGATTTATCGGTTTGCCTCCCCCGGCGCGGAGGTTCAAAAATCCCAGTCTTAGTCGCCCCGGCGCGCGATGATGGCTTCCTAAAAGGAGTTCCGTCATGGCCAACGTCTTTGCGCCTTTCGGCTTTAGCCAGCACAGCGGTACTGGCTCTTCTCCGACTTACGAGCAGGTTGTGGCCTACTGCGCCTATAACACCGCTGCTATGTATTTCGGCGATCCAGTCTTCCAGAACGCCAACGGCACAGTCTTCCCGAACACTCCGGGCGCTGGCATCCTTGCTGGCATCTTTGTCGGCTGCAAGTATCTGTCGGTTTCACAGAAGCGCACCGTTTGGTCGAACTTCTGGGGCGCTGCTGATGTTGCGTCAACCAACACCGTCGAAGTGTACATTGTCAACGATCCGAACGCCAAGTTCTTGGCTCAGGTCGGTGGTTCGTCCTCGACTGGTCTTGCCACTACGGACATTGGTGCCAACGTGCAGTTTGCTTACGGCACACCCAATACGATGAGCGGCCTGTCGGGCGCGTACATCGACATCACCGTCACCCCGACCACCACGGCCACGCTGCCGTTCAAGGTTGTGGGCCTCGACGTCAACCCTCCGGGTTCGAATGGTACGGAAGCTGGCGCATACAATTATGCAATTGTTGCGTTCAACAACGTGTCCACCAAGACCCTGACCGGCATCTAAGGGAGTAAGGTACCATGGCTGTTAATCTTTCAGCAATTAAGGACCTTCTGCTCCCCGGCCTGCGGGGGGTAGAAGGCAAGTACGAGATGATCCCATCTCAGTACGACAAGGTCTTCACAAAGCATGACTCCAAGCTGGCGCTGGAGCGTACCGCTGAAATGCGTTACCTCGGTCTTGCCCAGTTGAAGACTGAAGGCGGCCAGACCTCCTTCGACAACGGCGCTGGTGAGCGTTATGTGTACAACCAAGAGCATAACGAAATTGCCCTTGGTTATGCCATCACGCGCAAAGCCATCGATGACAACCTGTACAAGACGCAGTTCCAGCCTTCAAACCTCGGTCTGATTGAGTCATTTCAGCAGACCAAGGAAATCTACGGCTCGAACATCTTGAACACGGCCACAACCTACAACGCCAACATTGGCGGTGACGGTGTCGCGCTTTGCTCGACCGCTCACCCCATCGATGGTGGAACGGTTGCCAACACGCCGTCCACTCAGGTCGATCTGAACGAAGCCACCTTGTTGAATGCGATGATTTCGATCCGCACAAACTTCAAGGATCAGGCCGGCCTGAAGGTCTTCGCCCGTGGTCGTAAGCTTATCGTCCCGCCGCAACTTGAGCCTGTCGCTATTCGCCTCACCAAGACGGAACTTCGTCCGGGTACGGCTGACAACGACGTCAACGCCATCCTCAGCACCAGCGGTGGTCTGCCGGAAGGCTACATGGTCAACGACTTCCTGACGTCGGCCTATGCTTGGTTCCTGCTGACCAACATCGACGGCCTGTCGTACATGGAGCGCGTCAAGTTTGAAACCGACATGCAGGTCGATTTCGTAACCGACAACCTGCTGGTCAAGGGCTACGAGCGTTATAGCTTCGGCTATTACAACTGGCGTTCGATCTTCGGTTCTTTCCCGACGTCGTAATTTAGGAATAGAGAGGAGACAGCTCATGTCTATTTCTGCTTTTGCGGGTCCTCTGGTTAGCTTTGGCCAGTCTGCGTATGACTCGGCTGGCCAAAACCCAGAAGTTGGTCCGTCGTTGTTCTTTGGTGGCGCGGGGATCCTAGATCCTCGCCTTCCATTTTCATACGCTCCCGGTCAAGATTTTGGCGCTATTACTGCTGGGTTTCTTGGTATACAGGACGTGGTGTCTTTAAACATTGTGCCCTACACGCTTAATACTTCGGCTCTTGCCGCTTCTGCCAACACGACTGCCAACACGGCAATGACCTTGGCATCTTCTTCTTCGGCCTCAACCGGAGTTGCAGTTGCCCAGAGCATTGTCCGCTCTGACACCGGTGCTGCCGTTACCGGCCTTCTTGGAATTGACGCCTTCACTCAGGTGACGGGCTATATCTCAAATGGCACAAGCGGAACTGCTGGTAACATCCTGATTGTCTCTGCGGCTTCTGCTGGTCAGTTGACAATCGGCATGGTTATTAGCGGTACAGGCATTGCTGCTAACACAACGATCACCGGTTACGGCCCGACTGTTAACGCCACAGACGGCGGTTCTGGTGACGGCTATACTGGTTCGTACACAGTTAGCGGCAATCCTGTTGCTGCTGGTACAAGCGCTTCGCAGCTTACGATCTCAGCCTCTTTGGGCAACTCAACACTGAACGCTATCGCGGCTGAACGTACTTCGTTTGGCTCTGCTGGCACCATTCAGCTTTGGAACCCAATGGCTTTGACCGCCCGCGCTGTGTCCATCACTACCAGCGTTGCCACTGTCGGCACCACCAACGTCTTTACGGTGGCTGGTTACGACATCTATGGTTACCCAATGTCTGAGGCAATTAGCGTCCCGTCCACTTCGGTTTCGGGCACTACTGTTAACGGCAAAAAAGCGTTTAAGTTCATCACCTCTGTAACTCCGTCCGTAACTGATGCGACCACGGCGTATTCAATTGGAACGACTAATATTATTGGTCTTCCAATCCGTTCGGATTTCTTTGGTGATAGTATGTTTGTGTACCCCGGCACTGGTTCCACAAACGTGGTAACTTCGGTAACTGGCTACACGGCTGCTGTAACTACACTGGCCACAACAACAACTGGTGACGTTCGCGGAACATATGCACTACAAACGGCTGCTTCCACCGGAACCAACCGTTTAATCGTTCGTCAATCACCTGCGCTTTACAATATCAGTTCCGCAACGGGACTGTTTGGCGTCACACAGGCATAAGGAGGCTAATATGAAAGGTCGTAAAATGCGCGCATCGGGTGGCGTCAATCAGGCAGCCGAAGATCTTGACCGCAAGAACATGCGCTACACCTACGAAAGCAACGTCAACGAAGCGGCTGAAAAGCGTAAGAGCGGCGGCAAGGCTGTTGGTAAGGTGAAGGGCATGGACGCCATGCACCATGCTGGCCGCAAAGCCCGCAAGTCTGGCGGTTCTTGCGATAGTGGCAGCCCGTTCAGTTCCGCTCGTCAGGGCACCCCCGCAAAGGGTCGCAATGTCAGCGGTTCGATCAACTGATCGCTAAGGCCTTGTGAAGATAGAACGGGGGCTTAGCGGCCCCCGTTTTACTGTGGAGCGCGATATGTCTGACACTTGGCAGCGTAAAGAAGGTCAATCCAAATCCGGCGGTCTGAATGACAAGGGCCGCGCCTCGCTTCGCGCTGAAGGGCACGACATCAAGCGCCCGGTCACCGCAGGCGAAGCGGATCGCAGCCCTGCGGCGGCAGAGAGGCGCGACAACTTCCGCTCACGGATGTGCGGGATGAAAGAGAAGCTCACATCGGCCAAGACGGCGCACGACCCGAACAGTCGGATCAATTTGGCGCTTAAAAGGTGGGATGTGAAGTGCTAGCCTGCCGCCCTGATCGGTGGTAATGTCACGGGGATTTTAGGCCCAAGGCCTTATAAGAAGGGTTCGTTTTATGGCTTCCGGTATTGTCTGCCAGTCCATCAGCCGCGTTGGGGTCACTGAGCCGTTTGAGCTTCAGGTCGCCCGCAACCAAATTACGGGTCATGATATTGAATTTATTTCGGGCATTGGCACTAGCGTGGGTACATCCATCACAACACTTTGGAGCGAGAACACGGTTTACACCTATCTCTCCACGGCTGCGGTTATGAAAATTTCTAGCAGCAACGCAAATGACGCT